CTGCTGGGTTTACAGTTCCGATACCAACCGACCCGCCAGCGTAGTTAATACCACCAGTGACGGTATCCCACATGGTATCGCCATCAGCACCATCGGCACCATCTGCTCCTGCTGGGCCAGTAGGGCCGGGTACGGTAGAGTCTGCTCCAGTAGCACCCGTGTCACCCGTGTCACCCTTCTCACCTTGGATGCCCTGAATACCTTGGATACCCTGATCGCCAGTATCTCCTTTTGGGCCGGGAACTGTGCTATCAGCTCCATCAGCTCCAGTAGGGCCTTGAGGCCCCTGAGGGCCTTCTGGCCCCACTATGGTTCCAGAGTACAGCTCGATCCAAGCCTTTAGTTTAGCTGGTGTGAATTGTGATATAGTAGACATGCGTTACCTTTAGGAGTAAGTTACCTGCGTCAGACTCTCTAGTGGAACGTCCACGCCATTATCGTCTGTGCTACCTTGTAATACGGAAGGCTGGCGATTGAATCCTGATGCGTATGTTAATGAATCGTTAAGCACTAGCGTCTCAGGATCGGTACTGGTGTATCCTATCGTCCACTCAGACTCTACGTCATCCCATACCACTACATACCAAGAACTACCTGTGTAGTATGCGAACGATGCATGTGTAGAAGACGCAGGTGTTACCTCCAACGCTAGCCCGAAGTAATCTGCGTGACCGAATAGATTATTAGTCATTCGCGTGTATGTTTTCTCATACGCTGAATTACCAACGTCAGAGAGAGTCAGTGTATCGTAACTCCCTCCCGCCGAGAAAGGAGAAGCACCGCCAGCTCCGCCTGCTGATGGCCCTACGAGCTTACCGAATTTTAAGATCATACCATGTCAACTATTTCAACAGCTCCGGTTGTAGCGATGACATCTCCAATCTCTACAGCGAAGTATTCAACACCTCCGGCTGGGATGGTTACTGTACCGCTCCCTATGGTGACTGTACCACCTGCCGAAGAGAACACTCTGACTACCGAAGTGGTAGCTGACAGGGCGTTCCCATCAGTTACAGTCTGGTGACGGCTAGGCTTGAGAACAGGGATGGACTTAGCGTCCGCGTCTTTAGGCATTTGTACTGACATATCTAATTCCTTGAAGGTTTATGATTCTACTGTTGTGGCTGCATTCCATCTGGTTGTTCAGATAGCTTCTTTATCAGCTCTGCTTCTGCGTTTTCTTTTTCGAAGGTTTGTTTCTCCTTCTCTTGCTGCTCTAGCTGACGGTATCTGATATCAAGGTCTGCCAAGCGCATCTTCTGCTCGAAGTCCCTATCCATCTGACCGTCATTGTTCATGTCGCTGTACTTCATGATGGTTTCTTTCGGAGCAAGCTCTGCTTCAACCATGTACTTCTGCGCTCTAGCGTTAGACTCAGCAGCCTGACTTTGTAACACACTAATCTGACCTTGTAGAACTTGTATCTCCATCTGCTGCTTCTGCTTCGCTAGCTCTGCTGCTTCAGGGTCTTGCTCTGGAGGCTGGTTAATCGCCTCAATGACTTGCTCTCTGTTGGTTACCTGAAGGTGCTCAACGATAGCTGTCATGATGGCTGTGTGTGCTGGAGTGCCGGGAGGTAGACTCTGGATAAGCTGTGTAAGCTGTCCTACTTCATACTCACGGGCTATAACACCCAGCGAACCTATCACACGGAACTTGTAACCTCCTACAGGGTAACGCTCTGGATCGAACTGCATGTAACGCTGTGCTGCTTTACGCACGAACGGCATCAGGAAGTTCTCTTGGAAGTTCACAAGGGTACGCTTCTGCCGCTTGATGATAGCACCGAGAGACATAGAGGCCCCTGCTGCTGTACCGTCCCCATTCATGGCTCCGGCCAGACCTGCTGAGTCAACAGCACCTGTGGCACTCTGTACCATCTCCTGCAATGCCCCAGCTTGAGCAAAGGTGATCTGATCAACCTGTCCGAAGTGGAAGGGAGTAAGAATCTCCTGAGGATTGCCGTTGGTCATAAACATCTTACCGGGGCGAACCTCGAAACTAGCTCCTCTGGGGACGCGGGTAGCATCTACACCCATCATGGGGTGGGTCGTGAGTCCTAATGCATCGATACGTGCTCGCATCTCAGCATCTAGGGCTTTCTGGCTCATATAGCCCTTCTCACAGACTCCACGCCCCCAGAAGCGGCTAGGAACTACGTCCCATGCGAACGCCACAATAGGGCGATCTTTACACATATAGGGACTTTCAATAGCCTTGAGTAGCTGGCCTTCGTTGGCAATAACCACGATAGCCTCTACATACATCTCCTTGGACTCTACCTCTACACCGTGGTTCTCAAGGGCTTCACGAGGTACAAGGCCGTAGTACTTAGTCAAACGTACACGGTCAGTAGCCTCAACGGTAATCTCACGGTCAGCTTCGATGTCATCATCAGCAGCGGCAACACCTACTGTTACTGTGCTGTCATATACACCTGACTCCTGCTGCATCTCTACTGAGTGTAGGGAAACGTATTCCTCAACGATACAACCCTTAGCGTCCTCTATGCATGTAGCCGTAGGGTCGATAAGGAAGTTCTGTGGTTGCAGGGGGTTCAGCTTGATGATTGTACGGTATTCTTCCTGTACACCAATCTCCTCTAACGCCCCATCCATCATAGGCTGGGTAGCCGGAGTGTAGACCATCTGCTCTTCAATGTTGATCTCAGCAACGCCTGTACCGTACACAGCAGCGTTAATAAGCACTTCACCGATAGACGCACGAATGCGACCGATCTCGAAGTCTTCTGTGAGGTTGTTACGCAATACCTCGATCTGAGGGTCATTCTCCAGTCCGGGGTTCTCAACATCAAAGAGAACACCTGTCTTACCGAATGAAGCCTCTTCGATCTCAGCTACGTTAGACTCTACAGCCTGCTGGGTAGCGGGTGCGATAAGGCGACTACGCTCGGAATCACGAGTCTTGTCTTCCTCAGCCCACTGGCAACGCCACAGACGGTAGTACTCCTGAAACTTGTCATCGTAGTTAGAATCGTAGTAATCGCGCCATTCATTGGCCTGATCTATCACCCAATCGGTAATATCCAAGTCCATCCCTTCGTGGTCGATCTCTTCCTTAAAGCCTTCACTCATTATTTCTTCTTCCTCTTCCTAGTAGAATCAGATACCTTCTTAGCAGCCGCATGCTTATCATGGGCCTTGATGGATTTGCGTAGGTTATTAATATGCTCGTTACTACGAAGTTTACGAAATTTCTTATCCTCAGCAGAAGTACTCTTAGGAGCAGTCATTATCGCCATACCAGACTTCTTAGCTCTCGCGTTAGCCCTCTGCTTAGCAAGGAGAGCCTTAGCTGTCTTAGCGTCCTTAGCCTTGACGTTCTTCATCGCTCTAGCCGCTGTACCTCTGTTAGTCTTCTTTTGCATATTAGTATCCTGAAATTGCGTCAAGTGGTTCCCAGTCAGTATCAAAGTCATTAGCACTTTGGTATGGTATCACAACTAGCTGATCGACATAACTAAGAGCGTCAATCAAATCATCGTGTACTAGAGTAGAGGGGAAGTTACTGGCCTCATCTATGAAGGCTAGGTTCCATCGTTTGTCCTGCTTGAGATTAATAAACCCATTCTCAAACCTGCCTGCTAAGGCCCATAGTATTCTGTCTGTCTTCTTTGTATTACCGTGACTCAGCATCTCAATCCTGAATACACGGCTAGTACGGCGCATAAGGTCTTGCAGAGGTTGCATAACGGCCTGTTGTGCCAACCCCTTCTCTATCCCTATGCTCTGTGGCCTGTACTTCTCAACGGCAGCGAATATCTTCTCTGCTGTCTCTGCCAGTGTCCACCTACCGTAGATGATATCCTCAACGTGCCAGTCCCCGTCATCTGTGACGTAGACGCAAGCTATAGCACTGTTGTCTCGCTTGGCAGTCTTACTACCTTTCTTCTCCTCAAAGCCAGCCAAATCCACTGCTATGAAGAAGTCTCCGGGAATGGTTTTGTCTAACTTGTCGTAGTAGTTGAAGTGATCTACGTCAAAGTGTTCACTACCCTGAGCACTGAAGGAGGCCATGTATTCCTGCTGGAAGGCCCAGTTAGGGAGGGTAGCTCTAGCGTGATCTACCTCTTCCTTATCCATTGTAGGGTTATCGTAAGACGTGTAGTGCCACGCACCCCATCCTTCGTCTGTCCCACTCTTAGCCCTCTCGTAGAGGTCGTAGAAGTGGTTCCTTCCTTCGGGTGTCCCGATAAAGATACATGTACCCTTCCTATCGGATAGGGTTGGACGAAGGATGCTGTCAAAGACGTCAGGTTTCATGAAAGCGTATTCGTCCAACACAAGGTGCTTAAGAGAGACACCTCGAAGAGTATCTGGACGATCTGCACCCTTTAGGTATATGGTGGCTCCGTTGGTCAGCGTGAGTGTGAGGTTGTTGATATTGTGGCTTTCAATGATATCACCAGCAATCTCGTACAACTTATCCCACAGGATATCACGGGCCATGCCTTGCGTAGGCGCTACATAGAACACCTTACCCGGTTTATCGTCTAGTGCAGCCAACAGGAGCGTCACAGCAGCCAGATGGCTCTTTCCTGTACGTCTGCCTGCACCAATAACCTTAAAGCGCTCAGGTGCGCGTATAACCTCTTCCTGCCACGGCAGTAGTTGCAGGTTAAGTTTCATCGAAAGCTCTCTGCTCTGTTGAGCCAACCGTTACGGTAGCGCTCCATATCAGGGTTAGACTTCATAATCTGCTCGTAAAACCCCTTCCTGTGGTCTACTAAGGCTCCGCCGAAACCTTCTGGAGCGTTCTGTAGAGCCTTGCGTGTGTTAGGCCCAGCCTTGCCATCTACCTTCGCACCTAGTGCTCGTTGGACGATAGGGACTGTATTCCCGTACCCGTGGTTGACAGACATATCTAGGATATGGTTGTAATAAGGACTATCCTTAGTAATACCTAGATTCCTCTCTAGTGGTTCTGAGTACTGCTTCTCGTAGATAGCCCTAGCTTCTTTCTCTGTCAGGTTCTTCATGTCCTTGGCAGTGACAGGCTTACCTCGGTGAGCTTCTAGAGTGGGAGCTGCTATACCGTAGTTAGTACCTACTAGAGCACCTGAACCGTTGTAGTTACCTTTATCCTCTTTGTCGTTCTGGTATCCACCTTCGTGTTTGAGGATTGTATCAATCGCGTCACTCACTCTCAACCTCCGTAAACTCGGCTTCCACCGTGTCTTCTGTTGAGACGGAAGCTGTAGTGGCCGTTAAACCAGTAATGTTAATCTCTATCTTGTTGTTCTCTGCTTTAACCTCGTTAAACGCCTGTAAGGGCATCAACCTCTCCACTACTAGCTTAGACGCTGCTGCCCAGTTCTTATGTTCCGGGTCACATGCAGTGTCCAGAACAGCTTGCAACACCTTAGACGATTTGGGAGACTGGAGCATCCTCATACGGTATTCTCGCATGATGGTTTCCTGTCCTTTAGGGCGACCGCGAGGTAATTTCTTAGCCTTTGGCCTCCCTACAGGGTTCCCAGACTTCGGTGTAGACACAGATCACCTCCTTA